CGCACGCGATACAACTGCCGAATCAACAGACCGAAATACCGCCTAATTAATATAGTGAGCAATGTTGGTGCTGCAAATATTAGCCGAGGACCTCTTGTTTCAGCCTTCTCCCTACTAATCGGCTCATCCTTGCGAGCCCCGCGAAACACAAAGGCCGGGGCTTGACCGCTTCGAATGGCTCTATCGAGTCTCTCCAGTTGGTCCGCAGGAGCTGGCTTCAAAGCATATTGTGTGCGACCATCCTCAACAAAAGTTGAAAATTGTTCCATCTTATTAGTATTGTGGGGAAAGCCAAACCCGGTACGCATGTTGAGCATCTCCAAACCATCCATCCCGTGTATGGAGTTTATAGAATGGTGGTACGATAAAGCTCCATGCCTATGGTCAATGTCATCCTGAATATTAGTGTTGATGAGACTTGAAAAATGGTTAACCAACCCATCGGCACACCTGTCTAAAATAGCTGTATCCCAACCATCCTGCCTTGTAGCAGATATATTGTCCAAAAAATTCTTTTTTGGCAAATACCCTACAGAAATCCCATTAACCTTAGCTTTGGGACTAAGCAAAGGAGCTTGTTTCTGTTTAGTTGGGAACCATTCCTTAAACCAAGGTATTCCCTGGGCATCGACAAAAGGAGTAGACACCACATTAGTATCATAGGCGGACAACTCACCGACCCTTCCAAGGAATTCCACATTCTGTCTAGACCCGAATTCTCCATTAGTTCCAGTATGCCGATTGGCTGGTCGAATTTCTCCAACGGGGCATATCTCTTCAGAATCCAAGCAAATGCCACAATCGGCACTAGGCTCACCAACGGTAGCTATGGCAGTCATTGCTGCCTTCAAACAGTTATCCACATCTGCTTTGGTTATAGCAGTTGACTGCCCAAAAACTGTACCATCGAACCCATCTTCTCCACGAGAAGTGTGGAACCCAAACACGGCGAAACAGCCATCTACACAACCAACGAGCGCGCGCCCACAATCACCAGCTTTAGTGCCACCCCTCAGAAAGGGATACCGGATGCCGCCCCACATGTGAGGAATAAACTCAACAGCTCCAAGCACTAAATCTTCATCATCATCAAAACCCACAAGGTCACATATAGGATTACACGGATATGGGGACTCTAACAAATACCCGTAGATGCCCTTCGACATAGTGTATGAAGGTATATGCAGGTATAAAATATCACCGTCACCTCTAACACACTGACACGACGAAAAGTCGACAGTGAAACTGACAGGACTATTTGGGAGCCCGTCAGCATTCCTACCTCTGGAATTGCGCACTAGTTGTAAACTAATGGGTTGATGGTCACCATCAGGCCCAAAAACTGTATGCTTGTTTAACACAATCCAGCCTGCATAGGGAGCACCCAAAACCTGGAAATGACCAGTGGAAACAGTTCTGCTAGCTTTGGTAACGGAAACCTTGCCCACACAGTTAGAAATATACCGTAAACAGCCTTCCACAGCTGCTCACCTAGCCGCGCGAGACATCCTAGATAAAGGGGGGGCATGCCGATTAAAATTCCAAGTGGACATAGTCGGAAATGAC